GGGGGGCGTTGCCTATATCCTCAATAAGCCCCTCAAGGTGCGATGGCTTAAACTCTATAGCGTTGAGCCGTGCAACGTGCTTACTGAGCAATTAAGCGTAGACTACAGCGTCACGGGTATTGCTAACGTACTTGAGTACATCGCTAAAAAACATTGTACCGCTTAATTATTTTCCGATAATCTTAACTTATAGCCTATGATATATTGTTATATAATCTAATACACTTGAGCCGTGTCCCGTGTAGGTTGTGCCGTTGAGGCTCATAACCAAAGCCCAATACAACTTACAATTGTGCAACTTTTACTAGAAAATTTAAAAAAAAGAGTGTCTTTCCAGGAGCATCTTGTGCAGGACTTATACATACAGTATGGTTGATTTTGCTATGGAACCTAATATCTCTAATGTTGACCTATTAACTACAGAACAGTTACGTGAGAAAGTTGAGCGTGCATGGATCCAACATATCAAACTGTGCCAGGATAATTTTTTATATTTTGTAAGAGAGATGTGGCCTGATTTCATTTTTCGTAAAGAAACAAATAGGACCCGCTGGGGACACCATCAGATAATTGCTAATGAATTCACTCGTATAGCAAATAACAAAAAAGGGAGGCTCATAATAAACATGCCCCCTAGACATACTAAATCTGAGTTTGCTTCAATCTATTTTCCTGCATGGATCATAGGGAAGTATCCTAAGATGAAATTAATGCAGGTATCACACAATGCAGAATTATCTGGAAGATTTGGTAGTAAGGTTCGTAACTTAATTGATTCACCACAGTATAAACAAATCTTTGGTGATGTGAGGCTCAGAGAAGATTCTAAAGCAAAAGGTCGTTGGGAAACTAATCACGGCGGTGAGTATTATGCTGCGGGTGTTGGTGGTTCCATCACGGGCCGTGGTGCTGATTTATTGATTATTGATGATCCTCATACAGAACAAGATTCATTGTCCAATACTGCAATGGAGAGAACATACGAATGGTATTTATCAGGACCCAGACAACGTTTACAACCAGGAGGTTCCATATTGTTAGTTATGACTAGGTGGGCTGAAGATGACCTTACTGGTAGATTAATCAAGGCTCAGTCAGAACCTAAAGCAGATAAGTGGAAGTTAATTTCATTTCCAGCAATTTTAGATTCAGGGACTCCTGTTTGGCCAGAGTATTGGAACCTAGAAGAATTAGAAAAAGTAAAAGCATCATTAAGTATTAGAAACTGGTCTGCTCAATACATGCAGAACCCTACATCTGAAGAAGGAGCTATTATTAAACGAGAGTGGTGGAAACCTTGGAAGTACGAAGACATACCGAATCTACATCATGTAATACAAAGTTATGATACGGCGTTTAGTAAAAAAGAAACTGCAGATTATTCTGCTATTACTACATGGGGTATATTTCAACCTAAGGAAGATCAGCCTTACGCAATGATATTATTAGATGCCATTAAAGGTAAGTTTGATTTTCCAGAGTTAAAGAACATAGCATTTGAGCAATATAAATATTGGCAACCAGAAACAGTACTTATTGAAGCTAAAGCTTCTGGTCAGCCATTGTTACAAGAGTTTAGAAGAGCTGGTATTCCTGCTGTAGATTTTAGTCCTAATAAAGGAAATGATAAGTTTACTAGGATTAATTCATGTGCTCCTTTGTTTGAAGCAGGTAATGTTTATTATCCAGAAGGCGAAAAGTTCGCTATGGATGTTATTGAGGAATGTGCTGCATTTCCCCATGGAGAATATGATGATTATGTGGACAGTACTACTCAAGCCGTGTTAAGATATCGCCAAGGTAGCTTTGTTAGTACATATATGGATTATATGGACGAAGAGCGTCCGCCAAAAGAATATAAGTATTATTAGGAGATAAGTATGCCAAAAAATAAAAAAGAAAAAGATTATTCAACTTATTACGAGAAAAAAATTTCAATAAACCCTATGACCGAAGCTTTTGGTATGGGAGAAGAAGGGTCTCCAACTATGGGTGGAGCAATTGGAATAGCTACTAAAAGAGTTGGAGAATTTACCCCATCAGGAAGAGCAATTACTGCAGTTAGAAAAAATCCAAAAACAAGTTCAGGATTAGCGGGTGCCGCAGGTGGAACAGGTGCAGGATATGTTGCAGGAAGATATGATGGAGAAAATTCAAATTCAAAACCTACACCAGACGAAATGGGACTTGAAGATGAGAAGTTACAACCAGGAAAAGAATATGGAATGAAAAAAGGTGGCATGGTGCGTGGCCAAGGAATAGCACTTAGAAAAACAAAATTTAAAGGAGTATTTTAATTATGAAAAAATCAAAAAGAAAACCATCTATGAGTGGTATGGGACTTGAAGATGAAAATTTAAAACCAGGTAAAACAAAAATTATTAAAGCTCAATTAGGGAGAGTTATTAAAGATAATTTATCACCTCAGGAAAGAATACAATTAGAAAATTATAAAAATAATTTAGATGAAAGAAGATTTAATAAATCAAAACAAGATCAAGAAGATGCATATAGAAAAAGATTACAAGAATATCAAGCCCAACGTGAAGTTTCTAGAATGCCAAGGCAAACTATGGAAGAACCTTCTATAATGCCTATGGATAGATCTCCAGAAGAAACTGGTATTAATATGTTAGAAGAAATGCAAATGCTTAGACCATATCCTAAACAACAAATGAAAAGAGGTGGTGCTATGAAACCAACTAAGGCTCAAAAAAAAGTTGGAAAAGTAATGGGAGAATTCAAAAAAGGAGAATTACATTCTGGTAAAAAAGGACCCGTTGTAACTAATCCTAAACAAGCAATTGCAATTGCATTATCAGAAGCTGGTAAATCTAAAATGAAAAAGCGTGGTGGTGGAATGGCTATGGCTGGTATGGGTGCTGCACTATCTCAAGGTGGTGAAGTAAAGGGAGTAAGAATAGCTATCAAAGGTGCTAGAAAAGCTAAGATGTACTAATCATGGCAGAAAAAAAGAAAACAAAAAATAAATCAAACGAGGATCCTTACACAAGTCGTAATGAATTCAAACCAGGATTCTACGATCAACCCGATAAGCCTCCTATTACGGATGATACTATGTATGGTACAGGTAGAAAAACTACACCTCCTACTTATCCAATTCCAGATGATAGTATGTCTTATTCTGCTGGTGGATCCGTTACAGTTAAAACTAAACTTGGTAAAAATAAAGCAACTAAGTTATACTAATGGATAATTTAAAAGCTCTTAGACAAAAAGTTAAAGACTATAGTAACTTTAAAAAAGAAAAAAAAGCGTACCAAGAAGACGAAGAAAATTTTTATAAAGATAGAGAAAAACAAATTGAACAAAGACAATTTGAAGATTACAAAGAAAGACTCTATGGTATGGAAGTTAAAGGTGGTGGATTCATTGCTAAAGGTTGTGGCAAAGTAATGAATGATAGAAGAAAAGTTACTAAGATGTATTAGGAGGAAATATGGGATTAAGTATGAATTATTTAGTTAAAAAATTAGTAGATAAATTTAGAGGAAGATCATTTGTAACTCCTACAAGTACAAATTTAAATGTTTCTCCTAGACAAGCAAGTATTAATGAGCCTAGAACTGCAAAATTTTCAGATGCATCCGCAACAAGACCCAATTCTAATTTTATTCCTTTGCAAAAAGGTGGATCTGTGGTAGCTAGAGGTAATAAGTTAGCAAGAAGTAAGCCGACTAAATTATATTAAATTATGGCAATAGAAGATAACAGTCCAATAGGAGAAATAGATCCTTCTACTGTGCAGACAGATATGTCTGTACCAGCAGAACCAGTAGATGTTCAAATAGAAGGACAAGAACCTCCAGTTGAAGAAACACCTAAAGAAGATTTTTATCGTAATCTTGCAGAAGATATGGACGATAAAATGTTAAGTAAAATTGCTTATACATTATTGAATGATTACAAAAGAGATAAAGAATCTAGACAAGATTGGGAACAAGGTTATGTAAGTGGTTTAGATCTACTAGGATTTAGATACAGAGATCAAACAAGACCTTTTCAAGGAGCATCAGGAGTAACCCATCCGTTACTTGCTGAAGCCGTTACACAATTTCAAGCACAAGCTTATAAAGAATTATTACCAGCATCAGGTCCAGTAAGAACACAAGTTATTGGAGAAGATACTCAAGAAGTTGAAAATCAAGCACAACGTGTAGAAGATTTTATGAACTATATGTTGATGGAACAAATGGAAGAATATACTCCAGAGTTTGATCAATTATTATTTTACTTACCACTTGCAGGATCTGCATTTAAAAAGATTTACTATGATGAGATTATGGAACGTGCAGTATCTAAGTTTATACCTGCAGAAGATTTGGTGGTTCCATACTATGCAACTGATTTAAAAGATTGTGAAAGAATTACTCATGTTGTTAAAATGTCTGAGAATGACATTCTTAAAAAACAAGAAGCTGGATTTTATAGAGATGTAGAATTACAAGAAACAAATCCTAATGAAAGTGATATTCAAAAGAAATATGATCAATTAGAAGGAGTTAATTCACCAGGTAATAATATAGATTTTCAATTTAATATATTAGAAATGCATGTTGATTTAGATTTAGCAGAATTTGAAAAAACATCTAACAATAAAGATAAAAATGTTAAGATTCCTTATATTGTAACTCTTGATGAAGGTTCACAAAAGATATTATCTATTTATAGAAACTGGGATGAAAAAGATCCATTAAAAAATAGAAAAGATTATTTTGTACATTTTAAATTTTTACCAGGTTTAGGATTCTATGGTTTTGGATTAATTCACATGATTGGTGGATTATCTAGATCTGCTACTCAAGCTTTAAGACAATTACTAGATGCTGGAACATTAGCTAACTTACCAGCTGGATTTAAAGCAAGAGGTTTAAGAATTAGAGATGATGATCAACCATTTCAACCAGGTGAATTTAGAGATGTAGATGCACCAGGTGGAAACATTAAAGATCAATTCCAACTACTTCCGTTTAAAGAACCAAGTGCAGTACTTTATCAATTAATGGGTTTCTGTGTTGAAGCTGGACAAAGATTTGCAGCAATAGCAGATATTCAAGTTGGCGATGGTAATCAACAAGCAGCTGTTGGTACAACGATTGCATTATTAGAAAGAGGCTCAAGAGTAATGTCAGCTATTCATAAGCGATGTTATTATTCTATGAGGACTGAATTTAGATTGTTACATAAAATATTTGCAACGTATTTACCTCCTGTATATCCATATGCAGTTTATGGCGGAGATCGTTTTGTAAAACTTACAGACTTTGATGATAGGGTGGATGTAATTCCAGTTGCAGATCCAAATGTATTTTCATTATCACAAAGAGTAACTCTTGCAAATGAAACATTAAAAATTGCAATGTCGGCTCCAGAGTTACATGATATTAGAGAAGCTTATAGAAGAGTTTATACCGCATTAGGAACTCAACATATAGAAGATTTATTAAAACCAGAAGAACCTAAACTTCCAAAAGATCCAGCTATGGAAAACATGGAAGCATTACAAATGAAATTACCTAGAGCATTTCCTACGCAAGATCATGATGCTCATATAGCAGCACACTCATTATTTATTAAAACAAGAATGGTACAAATTAATCCTGCAGTATATGCATTACTACAAGGACATATCTCAGAACATATTTCTCAAAAAGCTTCACAAGAAGTTGTAGAAGCATTAGCTGCTAATCCAGCAGAAAAAATGTTAGCAAAAACAAATCCAGAAATGTTTACAGTAAAAATGAATGGTTTGATTGCACAAAGAACTGTAGAACTTACAGCACAATTACAACAAGCAGAAGCTGCTGGAGAACAAAAAGTAGATCCACTTGTTGCTCTTAAACAAAGAGAATTAGATCTTAGAGCAATGGATTTACAAATTAAACAAAATAATATTTCAACAGATAATGCATTAAATGCTTCTCAATTTAAAGTTGATACTTTAATGAAACAACATGAGATTGAAGTTAAAGATAAACAATCTTATGACAGATTAGATATTGCTAAACAAAAAATTCAATTAGCTAGAGAAAAACAAAATAAACAATGATTAAAAAAGAAAAAGCTCCAGTACTTGGTAAAAGATTTGGCCCACCTCCTTTAAAAGGCCCTATGCCACAAATACCACCTGTAGATAAAAATTTAAAAAAATTATAATTATGTTACCAATGTTAAATGCAGTTGCCCCATTAGCTAAAATTCTTTTTAGTACAATTGAGAAATCAGTTCCAGATAAAGACTTACAAGCAAAATTAAA